AGGGGCGCGACCCACGCGATATGAATGACATGCGCTTTTGGGGCAGCGCGCTATTGCTTGGTGGCGGCTTGGGGCTATTTGGCGACTTCCTGTATAGCGATTTGAATCGCTACGGCGGTGGGCTCGGCGCAAGTATCGGCGGGCCGGTAGCCGGCACGGCCGATCAGCTGCGCAACCTTACTATGGGCAACGCGGTCCAGGCCGCGATGGGACAGGACACCAGAACAACGTCTGAATTGATAAAATTCGCAGCCAGGAACGTGCCGGGTGCAAACATCTGGTACTCGCGCCTGGCCCTCGAGCGTATAGCTGTCGAGTGGTTAGGCGAGAAAGCTGACCCGCGCGCGCATCGAGCTTATCGGCGCACGCAGCGAAAGTATTTAAAAGAATACAACCAGAGGTATTGGTGGGCGCCGGGTCGCGCAGCGCCTAGCCGCGCGCCAGATATGGGTGCGGCGTGGCAATAGAAATTTTTTTGGGCCTGCTATATAAATACCAAATGAAAGGTTTGATCGATGGCAGACTATAGCATCACGGCAGTAACCAGGCGCGTTAGCTACACCGGCAGTGCAGGCACCGGTCCATACGCGTTCAATTTTCCCATTCTGGTGCAGACGGATCTCGCCGTTTACAAGAACGCCGTATTGTTGACGCTGACCGCCGATTACACGGTATCGATCACCGCCTCGACCGGAACGGGATCGGTCACGCTGGGATCGGCAGCCAGTGGAAGCGACCAGATCACCATCTCTGGCGCGCGTGCAATACAGCGCACAACTGATTTTGTGACGGCCGGCGACCTCTTGGCCTCGAGCCTCAACACCGAGCTCGACAGTCAAACTATCTTTGCACAGCAAGTCTCCGAGGACGCTGGCCGATCAATTAAGGCGCCGATACATGATCCGGCGGGCGTTGATATGACCTTGCCGGTCAAAGCTGACAGGGCCAACAAGGTCTTAACCTTTGATGCCGACGGGGATCCGACAGCAAACCAGGAAATTGGAACCTTTACAGGCGCGTGGGCCAGTTCGACTGCCTACGGATTACGCGACTTAATTAAAGATACCTCAAACAACAACATTTATATTTGTCTAACAGCACATACGTCCAGTGGATCGCAACCCATATCGTCAAATACGGACGTTGCTAAATGGTCGCTGATCGTAGACGCGGCGAGTGCGACGACATCGGCTGCGGCCTCGGCAACTTCAGCCACCGCTGCTGCAACTTCAGCTACTGCCGCCGCGACTTCAGCTACGGCTGCGGCGTCATCTGCATCCACGGCTTCAACGCAAGCAAGTAACGCATCAACATCTGCATCGACGGCATCGACCCAAGCAAGCACCGCAACTACTAAAGCAGGCGAAGCTGCGACAAGTGCGACTAATGCCGCAACAAGTGCCACTAATGCTGCGGCTTCGGCCACAACGGCAACTAGCCAAGCAAGCACTGCGACCACAAAGGCAGGCGAAGCGGCAACTTCAGCCAGTACAGCAACAACCCAAGCTGGAATTTCTACTGCTCAGGCCGTGATCAGCACTGCCCAGGCCGTTATTTCGACCACTAAAGCCGGCGAGGCCGCGACAAGCGCGACCAATGCTGCGACTAGCGAAACCAATTCGGCAACGAGCGCGACGGCGAGTTCGACCAGCGCGACGGCGGCTGCAGCGAGTGCAGCAGCGGCTGCGGCCAGCGCGGATTCCTTCGATGACACTTACCTTGGGGCGAAGAGTTCTCCTCCGGCTACGGACAATGACGGCGACGCGCTGACGGCAGGCGATCTGTTCTTTAACACATCGACCAACGTTATGAACGTATATACCGGCAGCGCGTGGGTAGCGGCCGCTGTGTCATCGGCGGCGGTCGTCGAGAAAACAGGTGCCACCGGATCAGGCGTGATGCCAAGCGGCACAACTGCGCAACGGGATGGCTCCCCGGTAGTTGGTTACTTTAGATACAATTCAACGACTAACCAATTCGAAGGATACGCCGGTTCCTCTCCTTCCTGGGGGGCGATAGGCGGCGGCGCTGGGTATTTCCTTGGGAATACATCCGCAACCGGCGACACGACTGCGGGCCTTGAAGACATCTTTCGCGTCAACTCTGCAACTTGCGATAACTCTTGTGAGATTGCCAGCGGCACAAACGCTAGCGCCACAGGGCCGCTTACGGTTTCAAGCGGGGTCACAGTGACCGTGAGCGGCGTGCTGGCAGTAATATGAGGATTTTGAAATGAGCACACTTAAAGCCGACGCAATAATTTCTGCGACCTCTGGGGCGGATTTAAATCTGAGCGGAGACGCAGGAGGTGTCGTTGACATTGAGGCCAATTTGAAAATTGGCGGCACGACCGGCCTCCCGATTTCTGAACTACGGACAAGTTCCGGCACCGCTTCAAGCTCGACGTTTCTAAGGGGTGATGGAACTTGGCAAGCGGCTGGCGGCGCTTGGTCATCTGTTGCATCTGGCACGTTAAGCGCATCATCTGGGCTAAATGTCACAGGTATTACTGCGACGACGATCTTTTTCCTCAACATGCTCGCCGACACAAAGCACGGCAGTGTTTGTATGAGGACATCCAGTAACGGCGGATCAAGTTATGATTCTGGTTCATCAGATTACTACCGAAACAACATAGACATTAGCGAAGGCGAATCCGGTTACGCTTTCAACTCCGGTAATCTTAATAAAATTTTGTTAAGTGGTGCGAGAGGCTCAAGTGAAACTAAATATTGGAGTATTAAGGGAACTTTAATTCGACCGCAAGATTCTCAAGAAACTGTGGTTATCACCGAATATGCCGGTTGGTGCGACTTAGGTTCTGGCGATGTCGGATATCACGGCAGAAGCTCTGGTGTGCGAAATTCTGGCGCAGACGTTGATGCGTTCCAAATTTACCCTGATTCCGGCACGCTAACCGGCACTTATGAAATTTTCCAATTGTGATTTAGGGACAAAGTCATGGTGAGAACAAAAACTATAGTCGGGCCTAATCGCCCAACTGAAGTCATAGAACTAACAAAAGCTGAAAATGATTTTGTAGATGCTGAGGAAAAGGCATGGGCGGACGGCGCGGCAGCTAGAGCTGCAGAAGCAGTCCAGCTAAACCGCCGTCAAGCTTATCAAGCAGAAGCTGATCCGCTTTATTTTGAAGAGCAAAGAGGCGAGGTGAGCGCCGGAACCCACGCAGCCAAAGTTGCAGAGATCAAGTCGAGGTTTCCGAAATGACCAGCACCTTAAAAGCCGATGTTCTCCAGTCAAAAACCACTGACGGTGATCTGACGATTTCCGGTGACGGAAGTGGCGTTCCGAATTTGGAAGCTGGATTTAAAGTTGCCGGGACCGTTGGGGTGCCTACAGCCTCAATCCAAGATGACGCGGTTACTCTTGCGAAGATGGCTGCTGCGGTTGATGGGGTGGTCATTAGCTATGATGCGTCTGGTAACCCAGTCCACGTTGGGCCGGGCACAAACGGTCAGGTATTAACCAGTACTGGAGCTGGCAGTCCTCCAGCCTTTGAAGATGCAGGCGGTGGTGCATGGGCAAAAGTGGCAAGCGGCGGCAGCGGTACTGTAAGCGAATTTGCCTACACATCTTTAGGCACAAAAGATACTTGGCTGAGACTGAGGGGAGTAACTAGTGCTCAGAATTGGTTGATTGGAATGCGGATGGTCATAGCTCAAAGCGGGTCTTATGTCACGACAGGAACGGGTTATAACGCAACAGCGTTGCAAACCAATGGTGCGAGCGCACCAACTTATGCTTACGCATCTAGTTACGCCGAAGCACATCTAACGCCCGGCACCAGTAGTATACCAGCATCAGGGGATGGCTCTCGTGATTGGAATCTTGACCTAAACTTTTTCTCGCCCGGTGGAACCTCAAGACACAAAAACTGGTCAGCATTTATCTGGGAATCTAACGACGATTCTCCACGTATACAACGTACAGTAGGTTCATTTGATGCCAATACATCAGCGTTATCAGGTTTTAAACTTTATTGCGTTTCATCAAATAATCAATACGACTTTAACTATATTTCGTATGAAATCATGGAACTGAATTAAGAGGTATATAAAATGGCAAGAAAAAAAATCCTCATCAGTCGAGATAGTACGCAAGTTGTAGAAATTACGGCTGAAGACGAGGCTGTGTGGGCTGCTCAAAAAGCACTTAGAGACGCGGCAGAACCCGCTAGAATTGCGGAAGAAATCCAGATGAATCGCCGTTCCGCTTATCAAGAAGAAGCTGACACACTGTTCTTTGAAGAACAGGCGGGTGAGGTAGCCAGTGGCACCTGGGCCGCGAAACGCATCGAGATCAAGAAGAGGTTTCCAAAATGAGCCAGATCGAAGCAGACGCGCTGATTGCCGCAACCGGCACCAACACGGCACTTAGCCTCCGGGGGAAGGGCACCGGCAAGGTTGCGCTTGGTGATGCAAATCTCTTATGGCCGGATTCTGATGGCAGTTCTTCTGGAGATGTGCTTCAGACAAATGCTAGCGGGGTTTTAAGTTTTGCTACTCCATCAGCCGGTGCGTGGTCAGTCATACAGACTGTTGATGTGACAGCGGTGTCTTCTATCGAATTTACTGGCTTTAATTCAAGCACCTATAGCCATTATCAATTTTGGATACAGGATATTGCCATAGACTCAAATAATAATTTGCGGATGCGGACATCATCTGATGGAGGGTCCAGCTACGACACTGGAGCGTCTGATTATCAATGGGTTCACGGTCGCGTCCGAGGTGGCTCAACAGATCAAGGGTGGGACGAGACTGACGAAAATATCGAACTTGCCGGTGATGGAAATATGGAGGACTGGGACACTGATAATAATTCCTTTTTTAGTGCTGTACTAAACGTGTTTTCACCGGCGGATACGCGAGAGACGAGTTTTACTTGGGTGGCTGGCTGGATCGGAGGCGGCGGTGACTTGAATTGTGGATATTATTCAGCCACCCGAAAATCCACTGCGGATGTCGATGCCATCAAATTCTATCCAACAAGCGGTGCGTTCAAAGCCCTTGGTACTATAAAAATGCTGGGCATGGCTATTTAGGAGGAGATGATGGCTAGGATAAAACTTGTCAACGGCGTGGAATTTCCCTTCTCCGCTGCCGAAGAATCCGAGCGGGATGCCGAGGAGAAAGCCTGGGCGGATGCGGCACCTGAGAGAGCGATGGCTTCTCTGCGTAAGAAGCGCAACCGGCGTCTGACCGAAACAGATTGGTGGGTTATGAGAGGTTCAATGACTGACGCGCAGACCGCCTATCGCCAAGCCTTGCGTGATCTTCCAGCAAACACCGCCGATCCCGCTAATCCAACATGGCCTGTTGAGCCTGCGTGATGAGTGAGCAAGCGAAGAGCGTCATGGATGCGGCGAGCCTCGGCGTTGCAGCTGGCGCAGTGTTGGAGTACTTACCCGCAGCCGCAGCGGCCGCGAGTTTATCGTGGACATTGGGCCGCATGATCTCCTGGGCGATAACACGATGGCGCGCGCGCTAATTATAAGCATAACCCTGCTGCTGCTGTCGGTGAGCGCGGCGGCGGCGCAAGTGGCTTGCGGCCCTTACGACCAGATAACCGCGCGGCTTGCCACGGAATTTAAAGAGCGGGTTCGAGGCCGCGGCCTGGACGGTCAAAACAGAATGTTCGAGGTCTGGTCTGGGCCAAACGGCTGGACGATATTGATGACAAGCGTGCGAATGCAGTCGTGCGTCATGGTCGTTGGTCAGAAGGGAACGACCTGGGAGCAGCTCGAACCGCTGTCCGGCGACGGACAGGCAACAAATTAATGGAACTGGACGCCAGGTTACTCTTAACCATGGGCGGGATGTTGACCTCGGTCGTGGCCGCCGCCGTGCTGGTCAAAGCCAAACTTTCCAACGTCATCGAGCAACTCGCCGATATCGAAAAGCGATTACGCGCGCTCGATCACCGAGTAGACAGATCGGATTTAACAACCCAGCGAGTTGACACTTTGCAGGGCATGCTGGCGCCAGAAAAAAGAGAACGCCTGCACCGCAGCCTGGCCAAGCTCGAGGCCCGGCTTGATGGTGCCGAGAACGAAATCACGCACCTTAGATCAATGCACAATTCTAAACACCCAAGGGTTACTGAATGAAATGGCATGATGTCGAATTTTTTCGGGAATCTGAGTTTAAGTGCGGATGCGGGTGCGATAGTGCTCCAATGGACTTTGTTTTTTTGAAAGCACTGGACGATATCCGGCGCGAGTTTGGCCAGGCGATGACAGTGTCCAGCGGATACCGTTGCAAAAACCACAGGATCGAGGCCGCAAAACGATTGCCAGGTGCACACAATACGGGCGCTGCCGCGGATATCTTGGCCAGCGGAGAGAACGCACTTTCACTATTGCGCATCGCGATTGCGCATCCCGAAATCACCGGAATAGGCGTGCAACAAAAAGGCGCTGCGCGGTTCCTTCATCTTGATGCTGTGGTGCCTGGCGGCGACCTATCGCGCCCAACATTGTGGAGTTATTGAGATGATCGCTGCCCTACTCCCTGTCCTTGGGCCGCTGCTTGGCGACGTTGTTAAGCGCGTTCTGCCTGAAGATAAAGACAAGCGCATGGAAGTTGAGCGCGAGATAAATATGGCGCTGATGCAGAACGGCGCGGCCATCGAGCAAGCCGCCGCGAGCGTCATTAAAGCGGAGGCCGAGAGTGAACACAAGATCACCGCAACCTGGCGACCTATTTTGATGCTAACCATCACTGCAATTGTCGGCTGGAATTACCTCGCGGCGCCCCTAGTAGAGCTCGCCGTGCGCATGTTCGTGGGCGACCAGGTGCCACTGTCGATCCCGTTGCCAGAAGAACTCTGGAACCTCTTGATGATCGGCGTCGGTGGTTATGTGGTCGGAAG